GCGGAGTCACCCACCAGCGGGTTGGCCTGCGCGATGATCCGGTTGCGGGTCACGGTGAGGCCCCACAGGGTCTGCGTGCGCGCGACGGTCGGCAGCGAGACGCCGCCCGCCCACGACTCGATGCCACCCGGCTCCTCCAGCAGGTAGGTCCCGGCGGTGGACGCCTTCAGGATCGCCATGTTCTGCCACGACACCGGGTTCAGCACGATGAAGTCCGGGTCCACGTCGGACAGGACCACGGCCGTGATCGCGCGCAGGATGCCGTCCGCGATGTTGTCACCGGCCACGGAAGCCGGAGCACCGATGCCCGCCGTGTTCAGGATGCCCAGGATGTTCTGGCCGGTGCCGTCACCCTGGAGGATCTGGTTCTCCATCCGGCGCCGCACGTCGTACGGCAGGAGCTGGTTCACCAGCGCGGTCAGCCCGGCCATGTCGTCCATCGCCTGCCGCGCCATCTTGGCGTAGCCCGCGATCGTGCGGACCGGAGCGGTCGCGTCGAAGAACGTCAAACCTTCCTGCGGCTTGATCGCCAGCTCGGCCGTTTCTGCGGCATACCCGGGGATGCCGGTGACCTGCACGTACTGGACGATGTTTGAGTCGGTCGTTCCGGTCGGGATCAGGTCCAGGAGTGTCAGCGGCTTCAGCGCTGGCTGGAAAATGCCCCGCACGTCCGGAGTGACGGCGCCCTGATCGGTGCCGATATTCGCCGCCGGAGCGGTCGGCAGGGTGGCCGCCAGGCGCGGATTGTGGATGAACGAGCCGAAGTTGTCACGGTCGCAAACCTCGCCCAGAACCACGGTGCCGAAGCGGACACCCGACTGGAACAGGTTCGCCTCACGCGCTTGCTGGTAGCCCTCGGACTCGTAGACCAGGCGGGGATGCCAGCCGTAGCCGTTGCTGCCGTGAAACGGTGTCAGCGATCCGCGCCCGCCCTCGGTGAACGAAGCAGGCTCGTCGCTGCCGATCAGCTTCAGCAGCATCTTCTCGCCCGCCTCCAGGCTGGCGATCTGGTCCTCGCAGACGCCCACGGCAGCGACCGTGCGCTCCGCCTCGATGAACTCCGGCGTCTGGGTGATGTCCGGGTTGCCTTCGGCCGTGAAGTCGGCGTTGCTGAAGGCGTCCCGCGCCGCGTCTCGCTCCTTGCGAAGCGCCGTGCGCTCCGCCCGCTTCTGCGTGAGCTGGTCGCGGAAGCCCTTTAGCTGCTCACGGTTCTTGTCCGTTGCGGACATTGTTGGCGCACCTCCTGTGTGGTCAGCCCGCCAACATATCCAGCAGGCGGAGTCGATCTTCTCTAGTCCAGTCGGCCGCCGTTCGCGGCTCAATCCGTGCGACCTTGGCGCGGCCAGTCCCCAGCCGAGAGATCGTCTCGTTCAGGGTTGCCACCCGATCGACCAGCCCAGCGTTCTTAGCCCGCTTGGCCGTAAGCGTCCTGCCCTCACCGTAGCCATCCATGACCTCTTGCTGCGATACACCACGGCCCTTTGCCACGTCGGCCGTGAACATCCCGTAGTAGTCGTTGACCGCCGTTTGCAGGGCGGCCAGCCCTTCGTCGCCAAGAGCCTCATACGGGTTGCCCTCGGCCTTGTACTTGCCCGCGCTCACGATCGTGTGCTTGACGCCCATCCGCTCCTGGAAACCGCTGGCGTCCCGGTGGATCTGGTAGACGCCGATCGACCCGGCCTCGCCGGACGGTGTCACGACTACCTCGTGCGCCTGAGCGGCCAGCCAATACGCCGCTGAAGCGGCCAGAGGGTTGGCCACGGCGACCACCGGCTTGTCAGACGAGTCGCGGATCTCGCGCATGGCGGCCGCCGTCTCAGGGACCATGTCGACCAGCCCGCCGGGTGAGTCGACATCGAGAACGACCGCCTTCGTGTCAGGGTCCTGGACGGCGGACCGGAAGTCTGTGAGGAACTTGTCCAGGCCACCGCCGCCGCCCATCAGCATTGCGAACAGGCTGGCGCCCGGCGTGATGATGCCCTTGAGCGGCACCACGCTGACGGCGCCGACCGCCTTCGTCCCGTTCATCCGCGCGCTGAAGGTCAGCTCGTCCACGAGCTGGTTCGTGAGGATCTTGCCGTCCAACGTGTCCAACGCCTCAACCAGCGCTTCGGTGACCGCCCACGCCTTGCCCGCCGTTTGGATCAGCATCGTGGCTCTCGCTATGTCGTCGGACGGTTGGAGGAGCAGGCTGATGTCTTCGCTGCTCGTCTCGGACTTCTTGTTGTACTTCGCCAGGTGCTTGAGGAGATTGCCCCGAACCGCCGACACGTCGGAGTCCGGGATCTGCGTTTTCTCCTGCCCCACACGCGACAGAGCGGCCCTCACGCCGCTCGCGACGGCTGGCCCGATGGTTGCCCCGCCTTTGTGGTGAGGGAGCTTGTAGGACCCCTTGTTGGTCGGATCTCCCTGCGGGTCCTTCCAGGCATACATCTGCGAGAGGGTCGACGCGCTGGCGTTGGACGGGATCTTGCCCGTCTCGGCGCCCGCGTCCCACGCTCCGCCGACTACATCGGTGTCATGGTGTGGGGTGGCTGGCACGCTGAATCCGGCTTATACCACCTTCTTGGCCAGAATTGGAAGGTGCGCCGAGAGGCGCGTCCGACCGGTCGGATTCTCAGGCCGGGGTGAGGTGATACTGGCGGCCGCCCTCGACCACGATCAACTCGCCCTTCTGAGGCGGAGCGGGCGCCTGCTCCGGCTCCGTCTCGAACTGAGAAGGCGGCTGGCCCGGCTGTCCGCCCGGCTCCGGTGTCGCCGTCTCTGGCTGCGCTGGCGCGGCTCCGCCCTCTGCCGCCAGGCTCATCGGCGAGAGGTTGTTGGTCGGCATCCAGTACTCGTCCATCGCCGGAACGTCGACCTGAGGCAGGTTCAGGACGGCGCGGCCCTCGTTCGGCGAGAGCAGCGCGGTCGCGATCGCATCCCGCAACGCGTCGATCTCCTGAAGCCTGTCGCCGCGCAGGACGCCGCCGAAGTCGAACTCAACGAAGATGTCGTCCTCCTGAAGCAGGTCGCGCACGATCTGCGCGTTGATGCACTGCTCCAGCAGGATCAGCGGCGGCCCCAGGCAGTCGGTGTACGTCATCTCACGCTGAACGCCGATGTTGGCGTACGTGGCGCGGTCCAGGATGCCCATCAGCGGCGGCGGGATCAGGTAGACCGCCGCGACCTCCTCGCGGCTCAGCTTACGCTGCTCGACCAGCGCCGCCTCTACCGCCGTGCCGCCGATCGGCTTCCAATCCAGACCCGGAGGAAGCAGCGCTGGCTTGCCCATATTCTCCGGGCCGCCGTAGAGCTGGTCGATGTCCAGCCGGAGTTGAGCCATGATCGCGCGCCGCTCCTCCGGCTTGATGCCCAGGAACGACTCTTGCGCAACGATCGCTGAGGGCGGTCGGCCGCCGTGGACGAACACTGAGCGCTGGTAGCGCTGCGCCGCGTCCTCGATCTGGATGCTCGTTCCCAACTGCATCAGCGGTGAGGTGCCGATCGGGCCGATCGGCGACCACCAGGCGAGGTGCAGAACCTTGTCGATCGACTCCTCGCTCATAAAGACCGGGGTGTCAACGTCAAACTGGAATCCCTCCAGACTGGCTCGCCACGGCATCAGCGGCCGCGTGAAACGCCAGTCCTTCGGGGTCAGCGTGATCGCGCCAGAGCGGTTGGAGTCGTTGACCACCGAGACGCTGTTGCCGTGGACCAGGATCGGCCCCAGCAGGTTCATGATGAGCTGCGCCGCCGTCCCGCCCGGCCACGGGTTCTCCAGCATCGTCGCGATCGGGTGATCCCCGCTCCGCACGCGCTGGCGGTCGTTCGGATCGTCAGAGCCGCGCTGGTAGGTCTTCAGCGGCACCCGGACCGCCCAGGTGAGCATTCGCATCACGGCGGCCGCGACCCACGGCTGGCTCTGGAAGATGCGCGCGAAGGACACCGCCCGATGCCCGATCAGGCCCAGAGCGGTCGGGAAAGTGGGGACAAACCCAGCCGAGTAGCGCAGATCGCCGCGACCCGGACCGACCTGGACCGGGATCACTCCCGTCCCGGCGTCGTCCGGCGTTGGCCAGACGGTGCCTTGCGCGTGTCGTCCGGCCCTCGCGGCATCTAGCCGCTGGATGCGCTGCTCGCGCTCCGCCGGACTCTCCACGCCCGGAAGCGTAACTCACGTAGAGGCGAAGGGAGCGCAGCCGTTTCCGGCTGCGCTCAACCCTCTGGCGTGTCCACCCCTGGACACACCTTGCGCCGGGTGCCCATGCCCGGCAAGTCTTACTTCTCGGCGGCTTCGTACTCCAGGCTCAGGCCCGTCGCGTCGGACAGGCGGCCAAGCACGTCGTCCACATTCACATACGGGTTCTTGCCCGCTGCCAGCGGTCCGAATTTGTCGCTGTGCAGGTAAGTCCGCAGCCAGGCCAGGCCCTCCTCATATCCGGCCAGCGCGGCTTCGGCCTTGCGGGCGCGAAGCTCAAGGTCCTGGACGTACTTCGGAGCGTTGGGGCTAAGCGTGCTCATCGCCGGGCCGCCTTCCGGGCCTGCACTTCCTGGACCAGCTCGCGGACCGTAAGGTCGTAAATCGAGGAGGCCGGATCAACGTCGGCGAAGTACTCATCGAGCATAAACGCGACGACACGGTTTAGGAGCATGTCGCGGACGGGCCGGTCCATGCCGCTCTCGTATTCGGTAGCACCAGTTTGCATTTCGTTTCCTTCGGTGTTGGGGTGGATTGCCATACCTCCAATATAGCGCGTTCAACGCGTTTGTCCAGTGTTCTTATGATGTCCTTCGTCAATGACGCCGATGACGCCAGATCGCCGCAAGACCCTCTTGCGGTTCCTGCGCGGCGGCCTCCCGCTCGACACCTCCGCGCGGCTCGCCGGAGTCGACATTGACGACGTGGCCGAATGGCAGCGGCTCTCGACCCAGCGCAAATCCGGCTTCGTCAAGCTGAACGCCGAGATCGCCGAAGCGATGGCTGAAGGCGAAGCCATCCAGGTCGCCCGGATCTCAGAGGCCGGGAAGACCTCGTGGCGCGCGGCGGCGTGGCTGCTTGAGCGCGTGCATCCGGACCGTTGGGGTCCGACTCTGCCGATTGAGGTGCCCGATGCGCCGCCCACGACAGCGGACGACCTCCCGGGCCTCTAGGCAGCCCGAACGGGCGCCGGAGAAGGACTGCCTGGAGCACTTCGAGAAGTTCTGCTTCGCGCTGCGCCTCCAGGACACGCTGGCGCCGTTCAGGCTGGAGGAGTACCAGCTTGAGGCGCTGGACGACTACTTCAACCACGGTGCGCTTGAGCATCTGTGGGAATGGCCGACCGGGATGGGCAAGAGCACACTACTCGGGGCGTTGTGCCTGCACCACGGCACATTCGTGCGGATCAACCCGCGCGTCATCATCCTCGGCGGGTACGGCGGCCACGGCAAGCACACGCTGAGGGCGGCGTCGTGGTTCGTCTCCCAGAACCGGACGCTGCGAGAGTGGTGGGTGCCGCAGGAGTACGGCATGGGCCGGATCAAGTCGATGATCGCGGAGGACGTGCAGGGCGTGATCCTCGTGTCCTCGGCAGGCCAGCGCAAGGCTCAGGGCGGCACCAGCCAGGAAGGCGAAACACCGTCGTTGATCGTCGTGGAGGAGCTGCACCGCCATGAGGACAACGGCGCCGCCGTCCGCACGCTCACGTCGAAGGTGCAGAAGCGGACGGTCGGCCGCCACCGGGTGCGGATCGTTCACGTCACGACCGCCGGGGATGTGCTCGACAGCCCTCTTGGCCGAATGGAGAAGCGTGCTTTAGCTGGCCAAGTGGCGCGGCCGAAGCCGGACTTCTACTACACCCGCGCGGAGGACGCCGAAGGCGATCTGGTGATGCACCAGTACGCCGTCCCGGAAAAGATCGAACCGCCTCAGGCGGACGCCACGCCGCAGGAGCTGGATGTCTACCTGGAGGAGGTGCTGAAGGCGAACCCGGCCAGCTTCATCATCAAGCAGAACCTGCGCCGCTCGTGGAAGGCCAGCTCGTCGGAACCGTGGGTCTTCCAGCGGCAGCACGCCAACCAGTGGGTCGTGCAGTACCAGTCGGCGTTCAGCCGGTACAACTGGAGTCAGTGCGCGGTGCCCGGTCAGGTGATTCCGCGTGACGCCAGGGGCGTCGTGGTCGCGCTCGACACCGGGGTGAACTGGTCCTCCACAGCGATCATTCCAGTGTGGGTGTCGGAGTTCACCGACATCGTGACCACGGCGCACGGCGTGATCCTGTCCTCGGAGGACCGGCGCGGCACGAAGCGCCGGATTCGCAACGCGATCGACGTGATCGTCTCGATGAAGGAGCTGTGGCCGGACCTGCGCGTTGTCTTCGACCGGAACATGGGCGGCGGTTTGATCGCTGAGGAAATGGAGGAGGACTACGGCCTTGACGTGATCGACCACGGCCAGGGGACGCCGATGGAGTTCTCGTCAATGCTGATGGGCGAGCTGATCGCTCAGCACCTACTGCACCACGACGATCAGGAAGACATCACCGCGCACGTCCTGGCGGCGTCCGCCAGGCCGACGTTTCACGGCAAGCGCTGGCGGATTGACAAGCCGCGCTCCGGTGAGCCGATCGACGCGGCCGTCGCGATGGCGATGGGCGTCTGGGTCGCCTACCAGGAGAACCAGGGGCGGATCAACCTGGAGGACTGGCACATTCAGTCGCTGGACCGGGACGACTGATGCTTCACCTCATCGAAGGGATCGAAGTCGCGGTCATCGTCGCGGTTCTGGTC